TTGTGTCATGGTTTTCCTAAAAAACGCTTATTTTTCGACAATTTTAGCAACATTTAGGCAATATCAGTAAGCCATAAAACCCAGTAAAATAGCGGCTTTCCTAAGAAAACCGCTGTTCTTTTTGTAACGGAGATGAAGAGATTTGAACTATTTACGCGGATGGACGGAAATCCACTAAAGAAGAGGGCTCACGAAGCATCATTTTCGTCCCGTGTCATGGTTTGTGTCATGGTTTTTGAGAAGAGCTTCTGGAGGATTTCCCCGGCCTCTTCCAGTTTGTCCGGAGTGGCGTGCTGGTAGATCCGGTGCAGCGTGCCGACGTCCTCCCAGCCTCCCAACTTGGCAATTACTTTGTCCGGGATCCCGTCGTTGTGGCAGCTGGTGGCAAAGTAATGCCGGAGGGCATGGAATTTATAAGGCGGAAATTTAAGGCGCCGTGTAAGCCGCCTAAACGCGTCGTGGAGGCTTGCGGGGGTGTATTTGATGATTCTCCCATCCTCCCGCTTTTGGGCCCGAAGTTGCGCCATCAGCGCAGCGGGGACGGGTATATCTCGGTAACCGGCCAGAGTCTTCGGCGAATTCTTGGTAATCCATTCCCCGGAATCGGTCAGCACCAGCGTCCGGGAAATCCGGATATGGTCCTTTTTTACCATGTCCGTCTGGAGCGCACACGCTTCGCCGGATCTCAGGGAACAGAAGGCGGCCAGTTGGATGGCGATCCGGAGATCCTCCGAAGGGGCCTCCTCGATCATGCGGCGAACCTCTTCCCTGGTGGGAATCATGGTCTCCTTATGCTCCGGCTCTGGGAGCGTGATGGATAGAGTTTTATCCGGCTCGAACATCCCGGTCACCACAGTGATAAAGCCGTAGGTGCTCCGGACGGTCTTCGGGGACAGATCGGCAGAAAGCCGGTCGATCACTCGCTGAACAAGCTCAGAATCCAGGCGAGACATCCGCACGGATTCCAGAGAGGTCAGCCTTCGGCGGATCGTCCTATATGTGCGGATCGTGTTGGAGGATAGGACGTTTTCTTTGGCGTCAATATAGCGGTCAGCTGCATCCCCGAAAGTGAGCTCAGAGTGGTGCTTGATGGCCAAGTAGGAAGAGGCCCGGCGCTCTGCCTCCCTCTTGCTGGATCCAGTGAACGATTTATATAGATCCTTCCCTTCATTCCGGCCGACATAGATCCGCACTCTCCAGGTGCCGGAGGGGAGTTTTTTAGCGGTAGGCATGGCATTCCTCCCGCTGATATGCTATAATATAGGTGCTGCATGTTTTCATTTTTTAGTCCTCTTAAGGGATTGTACTACAGAAAGGGCCCGCCCCGTAAACGGGTCCTTTTTGTTTGCCTGGCCTCCCCGGATCACGCGGATCCGCGGGAGGTTTTTTCCTTTTCTGTGTATTTTTCCATCCCGGCAAGGTCGGAAAGATAATCAATAGCCTTCTCCCTTCCGCTGGCGTTCAATTTCGAATAGATCGCCAACAGATCTGCCTCGTCAGCTGAGACCGAAACCTTTTGTGATGCGACGGCCTTGGATTCGACAAGATCAGACTTTTCGATTCCGAAATATCTGGCCATTATTTCGATCTTATCTATTCGCGGATAGGTATTCCCATTGATCCAGTCCGTGAGGGTTGTATACTTTATGTTAAGATCACGGCTCATTTCGGCCCTGGTCTTATCATGCAATGCCATATAATAACGGATATTCTTCGCCATAACGGCCTTATTTCCCAAGTCGCTCATGATGCCATCTCCTATATTGATCTGCCTTAATAATACGGATAAGGCGTAAAAAAGTCAAGATAAAATGAAAATATTACGGATTTTCTATTGACATTACGGTTTAACCGTAATAGAATTACAGCATCCGGATCACGAAATGCGGACAGGAGGAAAAAAATATGTCTGAGATAAAGATGAGCCTCGCAGATGCCAGAAGACGCGCGAAGCTGACCCAGAAGGAGGCAGCCGCTCGAATTGGCATATCTGTCGATACTTTGGGCAACTATGAGCGGGGGAAAAAGTTTCCTGATATTCCCAGGCTGAAGAGAATTGAAGCCGTGTATGGAGTAACTTATAACCAACTTATTTTTTTGCCTGAGGATTACGGTTTAACCGTAACAGAATAAAGGAATGCCATGGTCGTCCAAGCCATAAGGCTATAGGTAGGACGGAGCGAAATCCATCACCGAATGCGAATCAACCTATAGGAGCGTAAAAGCATAGCTCTACGCCGGTTCGAGTCCGGCCCATGGCTCTGCCCTTTCCCCGGAATCTTCACGCCGCGGGAAAATACCAAGGGCAAACGTTAGCAATCAGATGCACGGCGGGCACATGGATCCGTAACGGGGCGGATCCGCCAGCACGCCGGCAGAACGAGAGGAGGACAAGATGGTTCAAACGAAAACAGCAGCGCACACCCCCAAATTGTCCAGGGAGATCAAAAAGGCCCTGATCGATGCCGATATTGGCGTGGATCAGATCGGCGGCTCCGGAGCTGGATCAACATGGGCGTGGCGGATCAGGAACCCCGGCCGGATGACTATAGAGGATTTTCTCTACCTGTGTAACCGGCTGCACATCTCCGCCCAGATCCTGGACGATCCGAAGATCAGAAAGGAGACGGCGGCAAAATGACGGTCACAGCCTATAGAGTCATCGACGGACAAATTTCTTTTGAAAATTACTCATACAAGAACGTCAAGCAGCTGGAGCATACCCCGCAAGGGGTTGTCAGGATTGTGGGCGATAGATTCGTTAAGACGCTGGATCTCAAATACAATCATTTGGAAGTGTCTTTTACAAACTTCCAAAGGGAGGAGGACGTCCATGGTTAAGGTTAGCATCATGGGGCGGGAAAACCCGATGCAAAAGAATGAAGCGGTAACCGTGGCCCTTTCGACTTACGGCTACCTTAGTCAGTCGGAAGTTTCCGCTATCATCTGCAAAATCGCCGAAGTGTTTTCCAGCCACGCCCCCGGAGACACAGAGAATTTATTTTACTCTGTCATCCTCGGCGCTCTTGATTTACATGAAAACAAAAAAGAAAACAGCATCGAAATAGATTATCGACCAGAAGAAAAAGACCAATAAAACCGAGGAGGCAAAAATGAGAACATCAGCAGCAGAAAAGAAGCAGAAGCGGGACGAGCTGGCCAGACTGCGGCAGCTCCGGCAGAGCTATCTCGACAAAGCAAGGGAGTGCGTCGTTTACGGAGACGCAAAAGGTTATTATTTCTGGCTGGAATCCGCCAACCAGGTGGTGGCTCAGATCGAGCGGATCCATTGGCCGGATGGCCCGAAAACTGAAAGAAGAGTTAGAGCCGGCGAGGTTATCATCACCATGCGCCGACAGATAAAAACGGAGGTTTAAACCATGGCAAAACAGAAAAGACTTTACGCTAATGTGCAGCTGACAGACGGGAAGGAAATCATCGGAGAAATTGACTCCATTTATGCTTTGAAACAGGCCATCGACATGATCTCGGTTTGCAAGCCGGAGTCGGTCGTGATGATCGGCGATTATCTGGCCGTTCGCGCCGGTGATTTCGCAAACGTCTTTGTAACATACCAGGATCCGGAAGAGGTGGAGGCATGAGCGAACAGAATTTCTATCCGCTGGTAACTCTTAGAGGGCGGGAGTTTGGAATCATCGAGGAGGTTACCACAGAAGTTGATAAAGTCCGGCTGAAGACTGTGACCGGGGATCTGTATTTTTGCTATGATGTCAACAATCCGAGATTCGTCTTCCCGTTTGGCCGGATCGAAGGGGAAGAAACGGCCCGCGTGGCCATCCCGAATATTCCGGGGAAACTTACCGAAATAACTTCCAAGTGGGGGGAGCTCATGGATCTGCTGGGCGTTCCGAAGGAGGAGCAATTTTGAATTCAGAAAAATGGTATGCGGAGATCGTCACGACGGACGGAACGAGCCGCTTCACAGAGATTTCGGGCCCGGAGTATCTTGCCGAGCTCGCCTCCATGATAGCTGAAAAACATTCAATTGAACCAATTGCAATCGGGAAAAATCTTGTGATCCGGGCAAATAGATTTCTTGAGGCCCATGCTATGAAGGGCTATCCTTTGCCCGCGCCAATATGTATCAACAGAGATGTTTATTCCGAGAAACTTATAAATCAAATAACGAATTTAGTTGAGGAGCAAAAAAATGCAAGGGAAAACGAACATCAAACTTGATCAGCTGGCCGGAGGCGCCTTCCGCGAAAAGGTAGAGGCCGCCTTTTTACAAGTGGCGGAGAATATTCAGGACCCGAACACGGAGGCCACGAAATCCAGGGAGATCACTATCAAGGTCAAGATCACTCCCGGCCGGAGCCGGAGCGTGTCGAATATGAATATAACAGTTATGACAAAACTGGTGCCGGCGGAAGCCATTGGCACGCAGCTGCTCATCGGAACCGATCTGGCCACCGGGAGAGTGGAAGTCTCCGAATTCGACGGCCAGATTCCCGGGCAGATTAGAATGACAGATCAGGATCCGGAAGAGGAACCGATGCCGGAGGTGGATGCGGAGACCGGCGAGGTGCTGAATGCCTCACCGATCGACATCAGCGCACTCATGAACAGAAACAAAGCATAAAAAGGAGATAATGATGGAAGACCTGAAGGACGCTATTGCTTATATATTTGACCATGTGAAAAAAAGCCAGGATCCGAAAGAGACGGCGTTCATATCCCCGACTGGCCGGATTTATACAAAAGATCGCCTCTTTGAGCTGGAGGACGAGCCGCTTGTGAAACCTATCGAGTCTCACACTCTGGCGTCGCTGTGTGACTATGTCAAGGAAAGCGCCGACGAGCTTGATCCGCATACTACGATTCAGATCGTAAGCCCGTCCGAGATAGTGGTTTTCTCCCCGCCTCGGCCGCTTGATGCGCAGCGTAATGTTTATTTCAGGGCCACCGCACTGGTGCCTCAATTTTCTTATGACCGTTATTATGATCAGGAGACTTTTGCACTTAAACTTAGATCCTGTTTTTCCAAACAGGGAGACGTCGAAAAGCTGATCTTTGCCGCGTCGAATCTCTGCCAGGTAAATGATGCGGAATTCTCTGATGATGGGATCTCTCAACAGGCGTCAATCCGCACGGGCGTGGTCTCCAAAGAGAGGGCTGTGCTCCCTTCGTCTCCTGTGCTGCATCCCTTCCGAACCTTTTCGGAGGTCGATCAGCCTGGAAGTCCGTTCATTTTCCGCGTCAAGAACGGCGAGACCGAGAAGTCTGGCCCGATGATGAAATTGGAAGAGGCCGACGGCGGCGCATGGCGCCTTGAGGCCATGGATAATATCAAGGAATTCCTGTCCCTATACTTTGAGATGAACTCGGTGAAGGAAGCTCTCGACAAGGCCGGCGTCCGTGTGACGATCCTGGCATAAGGAGGGCCTTGCCATGAATAGCGTTAATTTACTCGGAAGGATCACAGCGGATCCGGTTATCAGATATTCCAGCGGCTCCGAACCAAAGGAAGTTTGCTCTTTCTCCCTGGCTGTCCCGCGCGACTATGCGCGGGATGGTCAGCAAAATGTCGATTACATCAACTGCGTCGCATTCCAAAAGACGGCGGCCTTCCTGGGGAAGTACATCAAGAAGGGAAACCGGATCGGAGTGACCGGGCGCTTCCAGTCCGGGAAATATGTCGATAAAGAAGGGCGAACGGTTTACACCATCAACATAATCGTTGATCATGTCTATTTTGCGGACGGCCGGCTCCCGGCATCCAAGCCGGAACACGAGACCCAGCCGCAGCAGCAGAAGCCGGATGATCCGTCTGACGATATGTGGACAAATGCCCCGGAAGAGGGCGATCCCTTCCAGGGCGATGCTGGAGATCTGCCGTTTTAATATACTTAAGTATATAGAGAGAGGACAATAGAAATGAGCAGCAGCGGACAAAAGCCCGGAGTTATGATTTACTTTGACATCATGGATCCGATGGAGATCCTTGACATGGAGCAGCGTGGTCAGCTCCTGACGGCGATCTTGTCATACTCAAAAGAGGGTACTATGCCAGACTTCGGAGGGGACAAGCTCCTCATGATGGCCTGGTCGATGGTTCAGAAGAGCATCGATCGTGACGATGAATCATATAAACAGACCATCCTCCGGCGGAGATATGCGTCCTATTGCAAGTGGGAAAAGGATGCCGGCCGGGTGCCGGTCTCTTTTGAGGAATGGCTGAAAAACGAATCCGGCGAAGCTACTCCGCAAAGCGATGCAAAGCAAAAGAAGCAAGTGCATAAGTTTGCAAAGCAAAAGAAGCCAAAAACAACTACAACTACAACATCAACATCAACTACAACATCAACTCCAACTAAGAAAGATATATCTGAGGATCCTGATGATCTCTCTCTTTCTAAGGGCAAGGCGCCGGCGATTAAGATCCCAACCAGGGAAGAGGTCCGGGAGTATGTCGAGATCAATGGTCTATATGTGGATCCCGATGTCTTTTTTGCGTACCAGGAAAAGAAAGCATGGAGCGGCGTCCAGGACTGGAAGGCGGAGCTCCGATATTGGCACGCACGAAACCGGAGCAATGCCGGAGCCGGTCCCGGATCCGGAGGTGTGGGAGTTGAACACCGGCGGAAAGGATCCTACTTCACGCCCACTGCTCCGGGCTATATGAGCTATGACGAATATACCGCAAGGGCAAAGCCGGCCGAGGATGAGGATGATACGCCTATTGGGATAAATGATCTGTGAAGGAGGGCCCGATGCTGATTGAGTTCATGATCACGATTTTGGTTGTGTGGTTGGTAGTGGATTTTGTTCTGCTGCTTTTGATTCTGGTCGAAATCTTTAAAAGCTGGAGGGGATTATGATGGAAGCGGCTGAGTATTTGAAACAACTAAGGCGATTATGCCATACGGTTGAATCTTGTGAGGCTTGCCCTATACTGAAAGAGATAGGCGGAATATCTCCATGTATACCGACGCGATACTCTGAGGATGATAAGGTCATTGTTGAGATTGTTGAAAAGTGGGCGGAGGAACATCCAGACGGAAAACAAAAAGGGCAGATAACGTGTGGAAAGTGCCGGCATTGGAAGCCGATCACTGGGAAGATCGGCCATTGTGGTCTCCAGTTTTTCTCGGTCGGAACATTCGATGAAGACTTTTGCTCGCGTGGTCAAGATCGTTGGACGAGAAAGCAGAAAGGTGAAATTGGATTATGGACATGAAGAGAATGGTTTGTAAGTCATGCGGCGGGGTGCTGACAGATATATCAAGAGATCACTCAGGGAACCGATGGCGCTGTGAATATTGCGGGGCCGAATATGTTGCTCAGGAAGTGGTTGCCTTATCGGGCAAAAAGCTGCTTGTCGAAACAGTGCCGGCACGCTGCGAGACTCTCAGAGTGAAGCAGCTGGTCAAGTTGGACTATAGCAACTTTCTCAACAATGACAACGCAAATGATTTTGTGGAGTTTATTAAGCGGAAAATGGTTGATCAATTAGCCGAGGCAATTTTCGAATGCGCTGATTTTGTCGCGGAACCTGATCCTTGTCATGGAGACATTAGATACACGGCCACGGTCAGGATCGTTAAAAAGGGAGTCAGATTCGGCAATGAAGATTATTAACGCGGAGGTTTTTATTTATAGGACGAATCAAGATGGAACAGGAATCAATGTTGAGCAAAGGCCGATTTTAACGTGCGGGCATTGTCGGTATTGGAGGAAGATCATCGAACATAGCGGATTTTGCGAAATAGGCTATAACCCTGAGGTGCGGTTTGATAATGATTTTTGTTCTCGATGTGAAAAAAAGGATAATCAAGGAGGACGATTGTGATGGACGCGGTTGATTATCTGAAAACGCTTCGGCGAATATGCAAAGAATTCAATCCAATGTGTCCAGATTGCCCAGCATTTCCATTATGCGGCGCAAGTGGGGACTATATCCGATTTGCAACTCCAGAGGAAATAACAAAATCCGTGGAAGATGTTGAAGCGTGGAAAGAGGAACATCAGGCGAAAACCAGACAAAGCGAGTTTTTAAAGATTGTTCCGAATGCCTATGCTGATGCCGATGGGACCGTTCGAATTTATCCGTGTGCGATAGATAAAAAAATGTGGGATGAAAAATGTGGGAATAAGGGATGCACAGAATGCAGAAGAAAATATTGGGAGGAGGAAATCGAATGAAAAGCGATAAGTGGATCATGGTCAGAAAGACATGGCGAGGAGATGGAAGCCGCACAATCCGATATGAATGCGGGAATGTGGCCATCGAATCGAGGAAGATCGCCGTCCCGCACAGCAACGGACGGGGAGGCTTCTGGAACTATACAAGCTATTGGCTCATTCTGCCGGATGGGACCGAGAAGGGATATCACACCATGAGGGACGCGAAGGCAGCCGGCGAAGCTGCGCTCAAAAATTTAAATGGTTGATTCCGAAAGATAGAAATCAAGTAAAGTGAGGCGAGGATGCAATGATTCATTGGGCGTGGATGCTGCTGGCTTTTACTGTCGGAGCGTGGGCCGGAATGTTTTGCTTCGCTCTGATCAGGGCGAATAATCCGGACTTTGACGAGGATGATATGTTTGACGGGGACATCCTCGTGAGAGATCCGGAGGACCCTCGGAGGCTCTCAAGGATCCGGCCTAATGGTGAGATGTATCTGTCGATCGACGGCGGGGACACATGGCGATTATATGCTTATCTGCCAGACCTGGAAGCCAGGGCGAAAAAGGAAGAGGCCGAGGAGGTGGATGCTGGTGATCAGTTATCAATTACTCCGTGACTGTCGAGATCTCAAGGAAGAGGTCGAGCAATATGAGGACCGGCTGAGATCGATGGATCCGGCGGGGCAGACTGGCCAAAGAGTAGATGGAATGCCGCGATCCACTAAGATATCCAGACCGACCGAGGACGCTGCCATCGTTTACATGGAAGTTGTCGAGATGATGGAGGAGCTGATCAGCCGGAGGCGGGCGATGATCGCCGAGATCTTGAAAGCCTGTATGGAGCTGAAATCACTCCAGCGGAGGATAATCATCTGCCGGTATATTGAAGCTATGTCGTGGAAGGAAATTGTTTATGAGCTGCAATATTCCAAGACATGGGTCTGGGAACAGCATAACGCAGCCATCAAGATCCTGACCGGGGAAGATGCGGACACATCTGACCAAACGTGGTAATTTGCGGACCCGAAAGACCGCGGAACATAATATATGATATAAGTGGTCTTTTCATGGTTTGCCTCCTTTCTTTCTCGGGTAGCGCATGACATGACGAACGCCAGATCTTAACGGGTCTGGCGTTTGCCGTTTATGGAGGGACGATATGAAAGAATTTGCAAGGGCATTCTATTCTTCCGATGCCTGGAAGAATTGCCGGGATGCGTACCGGAGGAAGGCGCGGGGGCTGTGTGAGATCTGCCTGGCAGCTGGTCGATATACTCCGGGTGAGATCGTGCATCATAAGAAGCACCTGACGCCTTACAACATTGATGATCCAAAGATCACACTGAGCTTTGACAATCTTCAATTGGTTTGCCGCGAATGCCACGCAGCTATCCACACAGCGAAGCAATCGCGGTACATTGTGGACGAATTTGGACATGTGACCGGCATCCGGTAGCCCCCCCGGTCCGCGATTCTTGTGACCGTGGGCCCACCGGTGCGATGGGGTAGAATTTTCGATTTTGCGAGAGAGACGCCAAAATCGACTATATTTTTGGGGAGATTCGAAGACTTTGGCCGACATCAATTATATTTACGCCTATTATCAGCAGATCAAAAACGGATCTGTCACTGTCGGCCGCTGGATCCGTCTCGTTTATGAGTATTTAGTAAGGGAGCTATCCGAAAAAAACTTTTATTTCAATCAGCGCAAGGCGAACGCGGCTATTTCATGGATGGAAAACCATTGTTTCCATGTCAAAGGTCCTCTCGCTCCGGAAGTCCAAAAGTTAGAGCTCTGGGAAAAAGCGATGCTCTCCGCGATTTACGGGATTGTCGATGATCATGACAGACGTTGGTTCCATGAATTGGTCCTTGTCGTGGCCAGAAAAAACGGCAAGTCGGCAATTGCTTCCAATATCGGCAACTATGCTTTTCGCGTGGAAGGCGGTTATGGTACAGACGTTTTTTGCCTGGCTCCCAAGCTGGAACAGGCTGACATAGTATATGACACCATATACCAGATGATCATCCTTGACCCGGAGTGGAAAGAAGAGGAGGAGCTCCTCAAGGTTAAAGATGAACATAATCGCCGGGTATATGATGGGGCCATGCACGCCAGGAAGACGATCAACTCCATTTCGATCCCAGGGACGAACTCCAAGGTCAAAAAGATCGCTTTTAACTCCAAAAAATCTGATGGTTTTAATCCTTCGATTTGCATCTGTGACGAGGTAGCCAGCTGGGAAGGTGATCGCGGTCTTAAACAATATGAAGTCATGAAGTCCGCCATGGGCGCAAGGCCGGAGGGACTGATGGCCAGCTTCACGACATCCGGCTATATCAACGATTCCATTTATGACGAGTTGACGAAAAGATCAACTCGTTTTTTGTTGGGTGATTCCAAGGAGAGAAGGCTGCTGCCATTTTTGTACATGATCGATGATCTGGACAAGTGGAATGACATCAATGAGCTCAGGAAGGCAAACCCCAATCTCGGCGTATCTGTCCAGGTCGATTATCTGCTGGAAGAGATTGCCATCGCCGAAGGATCAGCGAGTAAAAAAGCCGAGTTTCTCACAAAGTACTGCTGCATCAAACAAAACAGCTCGCTGGCTTGGCTCTCGACGGCTGTGGTAGATAAAGCCTATGGCAAGCCATTGAAGCTGGAAGATTTCCGGGAGTGTTATGCCGTTGCCGGTGTTGACCTTTCTCAAACGCGAGACCTGACCGCCGCGGTGATCGTGATCGAGAAGGGTGGGGAGCTTTATGTTTTCGCGAAGTTTTGGCTTCCCCGGGAGCGGATCGACGAGGCCACGGAGCGGGATGGGCTCCCGTATAAGATTTATATCCAGCGCGGGATCCTGGAGCTCTCCGGTGACAATTATATAGATTATCACGACTGTTATAACTGGCTCGCCATGATGGTGAGCCAATATCATATATACCCGCTTAAAGTCGGATATGACAGATATAGCGCCACTTATCTGGTGCAAGATCTTAAAGCATTTGGGTTCGACTGTGATGATGTTTACCAGGGCGATAACTTATATCCGTGCATACTCGAGACCGCGGGGCTGATGGAAGACGGAAAGATCCACATCGGTGACAATGATCTTTTAAAAGCGCATCTCTTAAACAGCGCGATCAAGATGTCAGTTGAACGAGGCCGCGGAAAATTGGTTAAACTTAACTCCAAGGTCCATATTGATGGAACCGCGGCGATATTGGACGCGATAGCCGTCCGGCAGAAATGGGCGGGAGAAATTGGCCAGCAGCTGGCGAATACAAAAAGGTAATCGGGGGGATTATGGGATTCTTCGACAAAATCTTCGGTAAGGCACCGAAGCCGCGCGGACGTTATGAGGGATATTACAAGATGTTCAACGGCCGCGTCCCGCACTTTTCCAGATGGGGCGGGTCACTTTATGAGATGGAGCTGATCAGGGCGTCAATCAATGCCATTGCTGTGAATTGCAGCAAGCTGAAAATTGAGACGCGCGGATCCGCAAGGCCGGCCCTCCAGAGACTTCTCTCCCATGGACCGAATCAGTGGCAAACCTGGGGGCAATTCCTGAGCCGGCTGGCCACAATCCTTTATGTGAATAATACGGCCTTTATTGTTCCGGTCTATGACGAATACGGGGAGCCTTCCGGCGTTTTCCCTGTTCTCCCATCCAGGTGCGAGGTTGTCCAATATGCCGGGAAGCCGTATCTTAAATATAAATTTAGCAACGGGGAAGAGGCAGCCATCGAGCTGGAATATTGCGGGATCATGGTCCGAATGCAATATGAGAGCGATCTCTTCGGTGAAACAAACCGGGCGCTTGAGCCCACAATGGACATTATCCATATAAATAACCAGGGAATCCAGGAAGGCGTCAAAAACGGCGCCTCTTATCGTTTCATGGCCAAAATGACCAACTTCCTGAACACCGAAGACCTGAAAAATGAGCGAAAGAGATTTTCCCAGGAAAACTTTAGTTCTGAATCTGACGCCGGCGGAATGCTTCTTTTCCCGTCAACCTATTCCGATATCAGGCAGCTGGAAAATAAGCCTTTCGTGGTGAGCCCAGAGCAAAATTCGATAATCAAGGCGGAGGTCTTTGATTATTTCGGTGTCAATGAGGACGTTCTCCAAAATAAGACCTATGGAGATGCCTGGAATGCTTTCTACGAGGGTGTCATTGAGCCCTTCGCCATCCAGCTGTCCGATGTTCTCACCAAAATGTTTTTCACACTCCGGGAGCAGACGGCCGGCAATCAGATCATGGCAACGGCCAACCGGCTGCAATATATGTCTAACGCTGACAAACTGAGCTATTGCATCCAGCTAATGGACCGCGGGATGCTCTCGATCAATGAGGCGCGCGATATCTGGAACCTGATGCCGGTGGAAAACGGCGATCGCCGGATCATCAGAGGAGAATATTACGACGCCGATACAAAGTTAAAAGTGGAGGACGAACAAAATGAGTAAAGGAATCATCAACAAGCTCGCCGAGGACAGGCAATACAGAGACATCGATCCCGGTCAGATCGAGCACAGAATTGACCAGGATTCTGGCGAGAAGATCGTTGAGGGTTACGCTACTGTTTTTAACCAGCGCTATCCGCTATGGATCGAGCCTGGATTTGAGGTGTATGAGGAAATAGATCCCAATGCCTTTGACGAGACAGATATGAGTGATGTGATCATGCAATATGACCATGAGGGCCGGGTCTTTGCGAGGATGTCAAATAACACTCTTATCGTCCACCCGGATGACTTTGGTCTCCACATCACTGCGAGGCTTGACGGGACAGAACTGGGACGTCAGCTTTATGAGGAGATCGACGGCGGTTATACAAATAAAATGAGTTTCGGCTTCACAGTAGCTGAAGACGAGCGAGTCGAGAACATTGACAGAGAGACCGGAATGATCACGATCTTGAGAAGGATTAAAAAAATCAAAAAGTTATACGATGTGAGCGCCGTTTCGCTTCCAGCAAACGACGCCACTTCTATAAGTGCCCGCTCTTATGGCGAGGGAGTTATCGCCGAGATCCGCGAGGAGCTCGCGGAACGTGCAAAGCGTGAAAGGCAAAAACAAAAAATTAGAATCTTAACGGAGGTCAACAAAAAATGATCGATGTAAAAACTGCATCCATCGAAGAGCTGGAAGCCAGAAAGGCAGCCATCGCCATAGAGGTGGATTCTGAAGGTGCTGACCTGGACGCTCTGGAGAATGAGATCCGGGAGATCAATGCCGAAATGGAAACCAGAAAAGCCGACGAAGCCAAAAAGGCAGAGACCCGCGCAAAGGTCGCAGCGGGCGCCGGCGAAACCATCAAAACCTTTGCTAAGGAGGAGAGAAAAATGAACGAAAAAGAAACCCGCGCCCAGATGATGGACGCCCTGGCTGAGTATATCAAAGGAAACGCCACCGATGAACAGAGAGCCCTCCTGACCCAGGCAGCCACCGGCGGCACTGTCAAGGTCTCCAATATCGTCGATGACTTTATTTGGACCGATTGGGACAAGAGCCCTATCCTTTCCAGAATCCGCAAGGTCTATGTCCGTGGCCACTACTCCGTAGGCTATGAAGCCAGCGCCACCGGAGCCGTAAAGCACACCGAGGGAGATCTGACCGCACCCGCCGAGGAGGTCCTGACCCTGGGATATATCGATTTCATCGAACAGTACTATAAAAAGTGGATCACGGTGTCCGATTCCGTGCTTGCCCTTAAAGGCGAGGAATTCATGCGGTACCTGATGGATGAATTCGGCCATCAGCTGGCGATTGCTCTGGAGAATGCGGTCGTTGCTGAGATTGTCGCCTCCTCCCTGAGCGCGAAGGTCACCAACCCCATCGACAACACCGCCGCCATGGCCGGCTTTGCTGCCCTGTCTGACGAAGCCACCAACCCCGTGGTTATCATCTCCAAAGCCAACTATGCCGCGATTATGAACGCGCGCGCAACCACCGGCGCAAAGATCGAGGATCCTTTCAACGGCATGGAGGTCCTTTTCAACCGCACCGTTACCGGCATGCTGGTCGGCGATCTGGACAGCGTGGTCGCAAACTTCCCCGAAGGCGAAGATTTTAAATTCGTCGTTGATCATACCAGCATGGCAGAGCATGACATGGTTAAGATCGTCGGAAAGATCCTGGGCGATATCCATCTGGTTCGTCCCAACGGCTTCGCCGTGGTTACCCCTTCCAGCTCAGAAGGCTCCGGTGAGTGATGCTGGTCGATGTGATCAAGGACGCGACCCTTACCGTCAAGGCCGGGCAGACTGTCGAGGTAACTCCGGAACAGGCTGCCCTGGCCATCCGGCTTGGGTTTGCGGTCGAACATAAGGAAACAGCAAAAAAATCTGTGAAGAAATCAAAATAAAGGAAGGTGACGGATATGGCCGTGACGGTAACGAATGAGCTTGTAACACAGGCAAAGCGGGCGCGTCGGATTACCTCGAATTCGGAATTTATTGATGGCGAGGTCCGGAGACTGCTATCCGCTGCGTTCCAGGACCTTGGCGTTGCCGGAGCGCTTTATCCGGATGATAATGATCTTCTCCCGCTTTACAATCAGGCGGCGATCACCTATTTTCTTGCCAATTTTGGAAATCCCGAAAACTATGACAGACTAAAAAAGAGCTACGACGAGCAAAAAGCGCAGCTCTCAATGAGAACGGGATATACCAACTGGTTAGGAGCTGATCAGTCATGAGGGAAACCACGACGATCAAACTGATTTTTGAGGTTATGGAGCCGGACATCTACGGGATCCCGCAGATGGTCAGCGAGGAAAAAAATCAGGTATTTGCGGAGATCAGGAGCATCAGCGCCGCGGAGTTTTACAACGCCGGGCGGAATGGACTCAGGCCGGAATTCCGTGCCGATGTGTTTTTTGCCGATTATGATGGCCAGAAAATCGTCGAGCTGGAAAACGGGAAAAAATACGAGATCTATCGAACCTATTTCCGCGATGACGATATGGTTGAGCTCTATTGCCAGGAGCGAGGTGCGACCAATGGCTAACACGCCCATTGACAGGCTCGACGCGGCAATCAAGAAGATCCTGACAGAATATGAGGAAACCATCACGATGGATGTGGATGCTGCCACGAAAAAGGTCGCAAGAGCCGGCGCCAAGGCTGTCAGCGCAAGCGCCAGGGCAACATTCGGCGGCTCCGGCAAATATGCCAATGGTTGGACATCCCAAACCGAAAAGAAAAGATGGAGCTCCACGGGCGTTATTTATAACGCAGCCGCGCCGGGGCTTGCTCACCTTCTGGAAAACGGACACGCCAAAGTTGGCGGCGGCCGGGTGGAAGGTCGTCCTCATATCGCACCTGTGGAGGAGAAAATAAATAAAGAATACGAGGAGGCGGTGATTCGTGCGATTAACGGATATTGAGCCCATGGTTGCATCCATCGGCTTGCCTTATGCATATCATGCATTCGATAAGAACACGGCAAAAGCCCCGCCGTATATCGTATATCTTTCCCCCGGACGGGATGATTTTTTTGCTGATGATCAAAATTATCAGAAAATTCTCAATCTTCAGATTGAGTTGTACACAAAAACGAAATGCTATGATCTGGAGGAAAGGGTCGAGGCCGTCCTCCAGGAAAATGGTTTCGTCTACGATGTTACTGAGGACTACATCGACAGCGATGGCGTCTTCATGATTACTTATACAATGGAGGTATATATCAATGCCGGCTAACAAAGTAAAATTCGGCCTGAGTAATGTCCATGTTGTCGAAACAATCCTCGCTGATGATGGTTCTGCATCTTTCGGCGAAACGATCCTCAAGGTCCCCGGAGCTGTTGACCTGGTCATGGATCCGGCCAATGATGCCGAGCCTTTCCGCGCTGATGATATCGATTACTGGAACAACGGAGGCACTCCTGGATTCTCCGGCACGCTGGAGATGGCACTCTTCCCCGCATCGTTTAAAATCATGTGCCTGAGTTTTAAACGGGACGGAAAAGGCGTCCTATATGAGCCCTCTCCGAAGCCTGACAAGCATTTTGCCATTATGTTCCAGTTTAAAAACGATGCAAACCGCACCCGTCATATTATTCATAATGTGACTTTTGGCCGACTGAGCATCGCATCTCATACCACGGAGCGGCCGGAGGCGCCTATCACGGAATCCATTCCGATGCAAAGCTCTCCAATCTACGTCCCGGCGCTGGACGAGTGGATTGATCAGGCGGAAATGGATGAAGAAACGGATTCAACTGTTTACAACAACTTTTTCACCACGCCCTATATTCCGGCTCCGGCTGAATCGGAAACTCCGGAAACACCGGAAACCCCGGAAACCCACTGACACTCGCGAAAGGAAGGAAGTAAACCATGACCAAAGATATCACTATTGGAGACAAGACCATAAAGATGAAATCAACGGCAGCTCTTAGCTATCGTTATAAATCATGTTTTCATAAGGATGTATATACAGAGATCAAAAAGGTCTATGATTCGGATGATCCAGGAAAAAGGCTCCCGATGGAGCTGATCCAGGAGCTTGGCTATATCATGGCTCTCGCTGGCGAGAACCGAAGCAGCGAGGCAACAGAAGAAGGCTTTTTCGAATGGCTTGACGAATTTGAGCCGATGGACATGATGATTGCATCCGGAGATATAGCAAATCTATATTTTCATTCAAGAAAAAGCGGATCCGAGTCTAAAAAAAAGATAGGCCAATAGCGCGGGACTTTAACACCGCGCTTTTTTTACTGCGATGTGTACAGTTGGGGCTCCGGATCTCCGATCTTGATGAGCTTGATGAGGGTATGGTCTGGGATATGATCATCGAAGCGAAAAATGATGATTATGAATATCCATATGAAGCAACACAGGAAGATTTTGCCGCATTTTCGCGGCTTTGATAATTAGGAGTAAATTATGGCATCCGGACGAATTAAGGGCATAACCATCGAAATTGATGGAAATACCAAAAAGCTGAACGATTCCCTTAAATCGGTCGATTCTCAGCTGTCCAGCACAAAGTCGGCCTTGAGGGATGTCGAAAAACTTTTAAAACTGGATCCGGGCAATGTCGAGCTCCTTCGGCAGAAGCAAGAACTATTAAACACGGCCGTTGAAACGACAAAAGAAAGACTTGACCAGCTGAAGGGAGCTCTTGATTCCGATTTGACCCCGGATCAGATGGACGCCCTCCAGAGGGAAATCATTGCAACGGAGCAAAGCCTTGCCGATTACGAGGAGCAAGCCCGCGGGGCCGCTGGCGCCAATGACGGGCTGGCATCGTCCACAAATGACGCCAAGGATGCCGCCGCGGATGCCAATACTGGATGGAGCGAATCGAGGGCCGTCCTTGCGGATCTGGCAAAAGAAGGACTCGACAAGGCGGCGGAAGCTGCCAAGAAACTGGCCGAATATATCAGCGGAGCGGTAACAGAATCCTCCGCTTATGCGGATGATATTCTTACTCTGGCCACACAATTCGGGATCAGTACCGACGCCCTCCAGGAATTCCAATACATGGCCGGATTGACGGACACGGATCTGTCAACCATAACGGGATCCATGGCGAAGCTGACCAAAAGCCTCGGAGAAACGGCGAAGACCGGCGAGGCTTCTGATGCCTTTAAGCGCCTGGGCGTCAATTTGTATGAGGCAGATGGCCGGATGCGCTCGGCGAATGATGTTTTTCTGGACGTCATCGACCGGCTGGGGCACATGGAGGAAGGCGTTGAGCGTGATGCTCTGGCAATGGATCTATTCGGTAAGTCTGCCCAGGAACTCAATCCGCTGATAGCAACCGGAAAAGAAGGAATCGCGGCCTATGCTCAGGAAGCTCATGAAATGGGCGCCGTTCTTGATGGTGAGGCGCTCGGTGCTCTGGGCGAAATGGATGACGGATTTGTCAGATTAGAACAGGCGGGCGTCGCGCTGAAAAATACCATCGGCGTGGCATTGGCCCCGGCGATCACAGCCGTCACGAATGCAATCATCAGCTTGTCCCAATGGTTCCAGAATCTGGATCCTGATATGCAGAAGACTATCCTCACAATAACGGGGCTGGTCGCTGTTGTGGTGCCCGCCATCGCAATCGTGGTGAAGGTCGTCGAAACGATCAAAGGATTAAAAGCGGTATTTGATGGTCTGAGCCTGACCCTTAATTTGGCCGCTGCGGGTCCCATAGCGGCAATAGTCGCCGGAATAGCCGCGGTTATCGCCATCGGTGTGCTTCTTTATCAGCATTGGGACGAGATTAAGGAATGGGCGCTAAATCTCTGGGAAAGTGTTACCGAGACATTTAATAACATTAAAGAGGGCATATCAAACGCCTGGGACAATGTAAAGGAAACAGCGGCCACGGTCTGGGGAAATATCACGACATTCCTGTCGGAAACCTGGACGAGCATCAAGGAATCCGCCTCAGAAACTTGGCAGAATATCAAGGACGGCGTCTCGGAGAAATTCGAGGAGGCCAAAGAGGCGATTTCGGGCGCCTGGCAGACCGTCAAAGAAAATACAGCGGAAACTTGGGCCGCCCTTAAGCAGAACGTCGAGGAAAATGGCGGCGGAGTCAAGGGCGTCCTGACAACGCTCGGCCAAAATTATATTGAAATTTGGCGGGGCGCGTTTAACACAATCGACGAGCTGACGGGTGGGAAACTTTCGGCAGCCTTGGAGACTGTTAAAACCGTCCTTGGAAATATTAAAGACGCGTTCACTGAAAAACTGAACGATGTCAAGGAATTCGTTTCCGGTGTGATTGAAAAGATCAAGGGATTCTTTGATTTTGATTGGGAGCTGCCACATATAGCACTTCCCCATTTCAGCATCGAAGGAAAATTTTCGCTCAATCCTCCATCTATACCATCCCTGTCAGTCGAATGGTATAAATCCGCCTACGATAACCCGGTCATGTTTACCAGGCCGACGGTTATCCCCACGGCCGCCGGGCTGAAGGGATTTGGTGACGGCGCCGGTGCTGAGGTTGTTATGTCTCTGAACCGGCTCCAGTCCATGGTCGGATCAGCTGGAGGAGTAACAAACAACTTTACTATTGTCCAGCAGAAAGGCGAATCAATGGATGCCTTGGCTGCCCGTGTGGCTGCGAAGGTCCAGATGGGAGTTGAAAGGGCCAGAGCGGTGAAAGCATGAAACTAAAAGAATTCGAATTTGATAGAGTCAGATCCGGGAGCTTTGGCCTCTGGATCAATGGATCCGCCGTTTTTAACTCTCCGGATCCTGATGTCCAATATACACAGATCCCCGGAAGGTCCGGGGATCTGATTTTTAACAATAACAGATTTTTAAATATTCCCGTGACTTATCCGGGGATCTTTATGCCCCGGCGATTCGTGGAGAATTTCAGAACCTTCAAGGCGTTCCTTTTCTCCCACGTCGGGGATTATTTTGTATTACGCGATGACTATCAGCCGGACTTTTTCAGAATGGCGTCCGTGGATTCCGGGATCCAGGTTTCTGACGTTAAATGGGGGCCAAATGCGGGGAGGTTTGATTTGACATTCAACTGCAAGCCTCAACTTTATTTGGTCAGCGGGTCCCACCCTGTGGAATTTACGGCATCCGGAAAGCTGAGGAATCCGACCCTCTTCAAGGCGAAGCCGATCATCCGTGTATATGGATCCGGCAATGTCACGATTGCCGGGAGATCGGTGATGATTGCATCGAATTCCAACCCTTATATTGATATAGATAGCGAACGAGAAGATTGCTATTGTGGCGGGAATAATGCCAATGCTTACGTTACGATCGGCGGTGTTGGGCGGCCTTATCCTGTGCTTAACCCTGGCGATAATACTATAACAAAAGGATCGGGGATCACTAAGATCGTAATTACCCCGAACTGGTGGACACAATGAATCCGATTTTATTTCCAAAGGACGCGACAGTCTTCACAACCGAGGGCCTTGGCCGCCTTTCTGATTGTATTTCCGGGTCTGTTGTCGAGGAGAAAAATGGATCCTTTGAAATGTCTTTCGTCATTCCGGTGGCAGCTCGTCACTTTGATGAAATAGAAGTCGGATCCATTATCCTGGTGAAGCCATCGCCAACCAGAAACCCGGAACCATTCGAAGTATATGCCATTGAAAAGTCATCCGATGACATGACAGCCACGGTTTACGGGGAGCATATCAGCTATAGATTGTCGAGGATCCCGGTGCTGCCATTTACGGCAAACGGCGCGAATCTTGCCCTTCAAGGACTGAAAACCAACAGCGTGGAGTCGAATCCTTTTACATTCTACACGGATATCGCCCGCGCTGGAACATATAAGCAGCTGGTCCCGGCCAGTCTGAAAAACAGACTTCTGGGGGAAGAGGGTAGTATTCTCCAGACTTTCGGCGGGACATATTTGTGGGAGGGGTTCACTGTCAGCCTCCTGGAAAGCAGAGGCATCGATCGGGGCGTTTCCATAAGATACGGGAAAAACCTTCGGAGCATCACCCAGGAGACAAACATCCAGAATACTGTCACCGGAATATGTCCCTATTGGAGCAAAACGGAGTCGGATGGCAATGTTACGGTCGTAACTCTGCCGGAGAAAGTCATTTACTCCTCGAATGCCGACAGATTCCCAGTGAAAAGGACCATGGTGCTGGATCTTTCGTCTGAATGGCAAGAGGCTCCCTCTATCTCGGATATGAGAACCTACACACAGGAATATATTACGAATAATAAAATCGGGAATCCACATATATCTTTTGATGTGGAGCCCATTGCCCTGGCACAATCCGCCGAGTATGCTGACATTGGCCTCCTGGAACGGGTTGATCTTTGCGACACTGTGGAAGTGATTTTCCCGGATTTTGATGTCGTGGAGAAGGCCGAAGTGGTCAGAACGGACTTTGATTTTATCAATGACCGATATAACAGCTATACCATCGGGGATATAACAACCACGTTATCCTCAACCATAGCCGGAACGGAAAAATCCATATCCGAGTCCGAAATGAGGCAGATGAGTTTTTACCAGCAAGCCATCGCCAGCGCGACGGCTCTCCTCAATGGAGATGTTGCCGGATCCAGAATGATCACGCTGACGGATGCAGATGGAACTCCCCAGGGCCTTGTATTTATGGACACAAATGACCCGGCAACGGCGAGAAATTGCGTCAGGATCAATACCAATGGAATTGGTTTCTCGAATAACGGGGTGTCGGGCCCTTATACGAGTGCCTGGACTATTGACAATACTTTCAACGCCGCGGTCATAAATGTGATTAACTTGGTCGCCAAAGTAGTCCAGGCGTACAATGATGCCAATACTTCTCTGCTGGAAATCATGTCTGCATATATGGATCTGCGCGTTTTACTCTCCGGAGTATGGAGGCAGCGTGTTGGTGTTTATTATGCGTCCGGAGATTCTGGCGCGATCAGACTGTCAAGCGGCCTTGTAGATGCAAGCGGTAGGCCAACAAGCGGACAGTCTTCGAGGAGAACATTCATCACCCCAAACGAGGTAACTGTCGGGCTTGATGAAGATGGAGACGGAGACATAAGGCCGGCCTCTGGTCATGTCCATGGTAAAGTTACGGCAGGAGAGGGCGATTTTGTTAATGTCAACCTGTCAAACAAGATCACCGCAAGACAGGGCGATTTTTCTTTTGTCAATGCCTCAACTATCGGAGTAGCACTGGCAACCAATAACCTGACATCGGCAAACGCCACTTGGTCCTTCTCGATCACCGGCATGAGGGCGATTGTCATCCAGGGAAGAACCGGACGCCTGGAAAACCAGACGGTTGTTATTCCGACAGCAACAATATTGACCGATGTTGATACTTTATATGGATGGACGGATTCCACAGGAACGACACAATTTGGAATCAAACGATCAGGATCCACATGCACGGTAACCCTTAAGAGCATCCCAAGCGGCGGGCGGCTGCTTAATGCTTATTCACTCGTTTAATGGAGGATATTATGGCGAATATCGTAACGAAAACCTATGATCTGAATATCACGCCTGGCGGCGTTCGGACGCTGGTCAATTTGTCTCAATATGAGAACGGGCGTCAGCTTGTTTTTCGCCTTGTCGGGGATGCCAATATATCCATCCCGTCAGGATCGACCGCCGTCATTGAAGGGACGAAGCCGGACGGCAATGTTTACTCCGGCACCGGAACGGTTGACGCAGCGGCCGGGACTGTGACATTCCAGGAAGAGGTTCAGATGACCGCCGTTGCCGGCGAATATATGGCAAAGGTCAAGGTCTTGTCAGGCAGCCAGATGGTGGCCTCGGGAATCATCACCATGCTGATCTCCATGGATCCGGTTTCCGATGGCGCTGTTGAATCGGATTCCGATGTCCAGGGCCTGATTGCCGAAGCGCGTCAGGTTTATGAAGGGATCCAGAATGATCTCAATTCCCTTGACACGGAGGTTGATGTCCTCTCTGCCAGGATGGACACATTTGCCCAGCTTCCCCCCGGATCCACCTCCGACAATGCGGAGCTGGTAGACATCCGCGTAGGAGCTGACGGCACCACATACCCCACGGCCGGCGATGCTGTGAGGGGACAGGTTACTGATATAAAGACAGCAATACAATACGATTTAAAATATGGCGATGAAAGCGTGAAGAGCGCATCCGACAGTTACACAGGATTCTATCTTGAGCCTGATATGCTTGTTCACTCTATTCAGAATACATTTGTATTAAAGAAGTATCCTGTAACAGCCGGATATAAATATCATATTTATTCTGATTCATTTAGTACGGCTATGGCATTGCCTGTTGTTGGTTATTCTGAAAGCGGAACTGTCAGTGCGGGAGCGGCATATGATGAGGTTGTACTTTCAGCCACTTCAGTAGCAACTGCTTATTCTGTTGAATGGACAGCACCAGACAACGGATATTTACTTGTGTCTGAACTGACAACAACAGGAACATCTTTAACCATCGGAGTTATTCCACTTGTTGGATATTCAAAACTTATTGCCGGACTGAAAATTAATAAAGCAGAAAACCCTGTTGTGAGTGAAACAGGAAATATCCTTGTTATTCGTGATGGCTTAAGTACAACTAAAGCAATACTAAGCACAAACAATACAACGGTATACATTAAAGGCAAGAATCTTCTGCCTGCACCCGATAAATATGTTTCGCCATTACCATACACCAGTAATGGAATTACATTTACTAAAAATTCTGATGGTAGTGTAACTATTAACGGAACAGCGACAGCCGCCGCGTACTTTATTCTTAACAACGCTATTGAACAGCCTTTGCCGAATAGAGTTATTAAAGCGGGCGGAAGCGTTGTAACAGGAAAACCATTTTTGCAGGTTGATGTATATCGAAACGGTAATTATGCTACATCCATTGCAAGCGGTCAGACATTCACAGGAACAGCCACTGGCGTTAATTCGTACAAACTTGCACGTATTGCAGTTCCTTCTGGAGCTGTTCTTAACAATGAAGTATTTTATCCAACGCTTCTTATCGATGAAGATGACGAAGAATATGAAACAGGTAAAGAATTAAAAACTGTTTCTATCTCCGGCGAAACAGAAACAACGCTTAACGATGGCGAAAACATTATTTGGGGATTACTCACAAATATAATAACTATTAATCGTGTGTTAACCATTCCACAGTATATCAACCGTGTTGTAGGACATGATACTCTTAAAATTCAGTTATTCGGAGATTCAATTACAGATGATTACTGGGGTGATCAGCGAACATGGGGAACGGTGCTTCATACATACCTTGGTAAGGTCAATGCAACGGTGGTTAATTCTGCCGTAGGCGGAAGCGGTCTTGGTCATGGCTACACCAACGGCGGCAGATATGCCGACAAGGAATATAACTATGTATATGACCTTGTTACTGATGGCACGTTACAAACTGACAGCGATGTTATCGTGATTGCGGCTGGCACGAATGACTGGGCGGCCAGCAGGCCACTTGGAACATTCGGAGATGATACAACAGAAACAGTATACGGCTGTCTGAAATTGATTACTGAATACATTGCAGAGCATACAAACGCACTTTTGATATGGGTAACGCCGCCGCAGAGATATCCGGCATCAGACCAGCCAAAACCAACAAACGAATACGGCGAACCTTTGAATGGTAACAGCGTATCATTAAGAGCATATTGTGATGCATGGCTGTTCACATCTAAGTTTTATGGTCTCCCTTGTGTAGACCTTAACGGTGAACTTGGATGGAATAGAATGAACGTGCATACATTTACAGTAGACGGTCTGCATCCTAATGATATCGGTGACATGTGTATATCAAAACTGATCGCAAACGTAATTGAAGAGCATTGTGTATAAAAGGAAACTTTAAGGCAACGATGGCAATGATTATTCAAGCTATTCCAACGCTTCAAACATTTTGGGAGTGTTGGAAATCATAAGAATGGAGAATCGAAAATGAAACCATTAGATTATATCAGCACTATCGTGGGAGCTGTGGGCAGCTGGGTGGCCTTAATGTTTGGAGGATGGGATTCAAGCCTGGTCACACTGGTGATCTTTATGTGCCTCGATTATGTCACCGGCCTGATCGTGGCCGGAGTCTTCAAGAAGAGCAAAAAGTCAGAATCCGGCGCCTTGGAATCAAGAGCCGGATTCAAGGGCTTATGTCGCAAATGCCTGGCGCTGCTTTTTGTCCTGGTTGCTTATCGGCTCGATTTGGCGCTGGGAATCAATTATGTGAGAAATGCTGTTATCATCGGATTTATCACCAATGAATTAATTTCACTCGTCGAAAATGCCTGCCTCATGGGCTTGCAGCTTCCGCCGGTCATAACTAAGGCGATTGACATCCTCAAAGGACAATCCCAGAAAGCCCAGCCGATCGAGGCGGATCAGGAGGGTAAAAAATGAGCTATTCTCCGCTTGTCTCTTACTATGTTAAATCTCCAAATTATGACCCTCGAGGAAAGCATAAGATCAAGGGCTTCGCGATCCATTGCTTCCCTGGTCAGATCACTGTGGAGCGGGGCGTGGATGCCTTCAGCTATCCCAGGGACGCCTCGGCGAACTACGTCGTCGGCTATGACGGCCGGATCGGCTGCGCCGTGGATGACGAAAACCGGAGCTGGTGCACATCCACAGAGCTCGACTATGATCTCGTCACCATCGAGATGGCAACGGACAACTTCCACCCGTATGCGGTCACTGATGAAGCTTACGATGGCCTGATCAAGCTGCTTGTGGACCGCTGCAAGGCTCACGGCATCAAGCGCCTGGCATGGGCGGCAGATGCTGACTACGCCAGAGACTTCAATTTGTCCGAAGACTACCAGAACATGGTGGCACATCGATGGTTTGCGGCCAAGGCCTGCCCGGGCGACTGGATCTACAACCGGGAGGGCGAGATCGCGGCAGAAGTCAACCGCCGGCTCGGATCGCCTGATCCTGAACCGGCACCAGAGCCGGCACCCGAACCGGAGCCAGATCCGGAACCTGAATACACGACCACGATCACCATCCGCAACCTCGGGATCGGCGATCACGGGAACGACGTCAAGGCCCTTCAGGGCATCCTGGAAGCGCATGGGCATGATCTCGCTTGGTGTGGTGGCGCTGATGGTATCTTTGGAGACGGCACCGAGGAAGCCGTTGAAAATTACCAAGTTGCTCATGGGTTGGATGTTGACGGAGTTGTCGGCCCCGATACATGGGGGCATCTGCTCAAGGCTTAACAATAAATCCCCCGGGAAATTCCCTGGGGGTTATTTTTTTGCTATGTTCGTGTCATGGTTTGTGTCATGGTTTTCCTAAAAAACGCTTATTTTTCGACAATTTTAGCAACATTTAGGCAATATCAGTAAGCCATAAAACCCAGTAAAATAGCGGCTTTCCTAAGAAAACCGCTGTTCTTTTTGTAA